TTCCATACTAAACTTTGTTAACCCGTGTAAAGCTCCGTTAGAACCTTTACCATCAACAGTTCCTGATATGTCATAACTATCACAACCAAAAGCACCCATGTGTTCGTTGCCTGGGTATCTCATACCATTTTTAACTATACTAGCGTTTTGCCTATTTCCAGGTGGTACCCAGCTAATTTTAAATCTACCAGCTGGATTTGGATAAAACATTACTGTTGAATCTTTTATACCATTAACCCATTGAAAGCTACCAACTGTTACTTGAGAATCATTATTAAGATCCTCGTTAAAATCTATTTGTTCGTATATTTTTGCTAAATTAAATATACTGTTTTTAGTTTCGTCCCTAAACGCGTGTTCTTCTGTTCTAGGAAATTGTCTGTAGAACTCGTTTAAAGCATCTCCATCTTCTTTTAAACCATCAACTTCATTTTGCCAGTGCTCTAATATGCCACTGTTTATAGATTCACCATGCGGTCCAAAACTTTCTTGCTCGGGTGTGTCGAATACAGGTATGCCATTAGAGTCAATGAATCCTTCGTAGTTCCATTCCATAGGTATGAACAAACTATATAATCCTGAGCTAGTCTGTCCATTGCGGTTTCTTTTTGTAACATCTGAGTTTCTGTATAGTTTCTTAAAATTATCACCACCTTTATCTAAGGCGTTTGATGTTGATCCCATCATACATTTACCTATAATCCTAGAACCTAATCTTAATGTTGTTTTTGTGACTCTCCAGTTGTTTAATATATTATTAGGTCTTTCCCACTTACCTGACTCATCATGCACTAAGAGCTTTAGTTTTTCACCATCGTAACTGTTGTCACCTGTGTTTTTCCAATCTATAGTTGTATCAAGACCTTCTAATTCTTCTGGTTTTTCAGAGCTAACAATACTTCGTCTTGTAAGTTTACTCGCAGGTACTCTATAGGCAAGTTCTGTTTTTGGACGGTCCATACCGTCTTGTATTGGTTTGAAAAAGAAAGGGTAGTTGATGGATATTGGTACGACCTTGTCGGTAAACATTTTTTTAGCATCTGGTCCTGACTTTGATAAGATACCAAATCTAGCATCAGATGATATTGTGGCTTGGTTGACTGTTTCTCCAGAAGCCATAAAAGAGAATCCTGAACGTCTGTTTTTAAGGTAGCACATTCCGTAACATCTTGTATCTGCTTTGCAAGCTTCCCAGAATATGTAGAATAATCTATTTGCTTCTCTAAAGTCTGGTTGCCCAACATCAATCTTGGACCACTGCAGGTACATGTAATGAGTGCCAGTAATGTAAGTAGGAACACCTTTGTTAATGTACCAAAAACCTTCATCTCTTTTTTTGAACTCATTTTCTATGTAGTCTATATATTTTTTCTTGAAATCATCTGGATAATTCTTCCAATCAAATATTGTTTTTATTCTTTTAAGTTCTTTAGGATACTCAGTTACTTCCCATTTATTTTCACTAAACTTATGAGGGCTTGTTAATTTAGGTAAAGCTATTTTAAAATTTTGTATTTCATATATCTCACCTATTTCACCCGTCTTGCTTATAACAACAACGTCATGTTCTTTGTTATAACCATATTTCCATTTTTTAGACTTATTAAGTCTTTTTATGGTATTTATTTTTATAGGTTCTACAACCTTAAATAAAGTTTGCTTGTACATTACTTAGATCTTCTTTCAGCAAATCCACCAAAAGATGTTTCTTCAACAACCTCTTTAGTTTTATTGTTTAACATATCTTCTTCGTCCTGTATTCTATTCAATATTTCAAAAGCATCGAATATAGCTAGTTTTTTTGTTGCAGCAGCATTCTTAAGTCTATCAGCTGTTATATCATCTCCTGAATCTACAATAGCTTCTTTAGCTACTTTGATAAGTTCCTCAACTGCTTTATGCCCAGCTTGGATTATACTCTTTTTCGTTTCCTTGATATTCATATTTAATTGTAATTGCATTAGTGGGAACTCGGTATAACCTCTGCCCGTCTATTATAAACTCATATTCTGAATTAGGTGCAAACCCAACCAAAGAGTTTAAATATATATCTTTATCCATCAAGTCTGGATCTATATGTTTTATAACACCTTTTAGAGGTGCTTCCTTGTCCATAGAGAACTTATCTGTATTTTCTAATGGTTGTATAAAGCTAAAGCCTTTAACAGCTCTCCAGACGTCATTTCTTTTATAAGCGAATATTTGATCTGGCATAACAAAATACATGTCTTCTTTATAAAAAGACTTTGAGTTTTGTTCTCTATTCTTAATATCTTTCCATCTTCTAAAGACATTGTGATGTACTATAACTTCGTCACCTTGTCTAACCTCTGTACAACCTACTGTAGGTGTCTCTAAAACTATAGCATTTCTACTAACGTTTTGGTGAGTAAAGATCTCAGTGTTTAATATAAGATCTTTATCACCTACTTTTTTAATATTGTTGTATCGGGTTTCTTTTGGTTTGATTATAAAATTGGTTACACTTTTCATTAATAGTCCAAGTTATACTCAACTGATATGGCCATGTTTTTGTTGAAGTCTTTCCAAGGTAAAACATTTACACCCTTCTTTATAAATACAGAGTATTTATCTTTGTTTTCAACAATGCAATCTATAGTGTGACCACCATAAACCTCTTGCCCTACAGAGTAGTGCATGGAGTCATTTTTATAATCTTTACCTATACTAATCTTTCTTACTAGGCTCATCTTCTTTTATTTTCTCTATAGAACCATCAGTAACATTTATACTAACTTTTCCGTAAGTATTTTCTAAATCATCTTGAATTTTTTTAAGTTCTTCAGATTCAATTATAGCTGCTTGATGTAGTAGTTGATGCTTTTGCACTTCCACGTCTCCTATTCTTAATTTTATTTGATTTAACTTACCAATTACACCCTGTAATTCTTCTAATTCTTGTTTTTTAATTTTTTTTGCCATTTTATTATATTTAATTATTAATCCTATATATATTAATCACTTATTTATAGTGATTTGTAAATTACTTAGCGGTTGTTAGCAACCCGTTTTTAAATGTATACGTTACTTTACCTACAGCAAAGCTAGCTGTTGCACCGCTTACTGAGGCATCACTACCCGCTGCACCGGTTGCTCCTTGTGGTCCAGTTGATCCTTGTGATCCAGTATTTCCTTTCGCTCCTGCAGCTCCAGCAGCACCAGCGGCTCCAGCAGGTCCTTGCGGTCCTGTTGCTCCTGTGCCTCCTTGTGGACCCGTTGACCCAGTGGCACCTTTAGCTCCAGCTGATCCATTTGATCCGTTACTTCCAGCGTTACCAGTGTCACCCTTTGCGCCAGCTGGCCCTGTTGGTCCTGCTGAACCTGTACTACCTTTAGCACCAGCACCACCGTTTGAGCCATTACTTCCAGCGGCACCGGTTGAACCCGTACTACCTTTTGGCCCCGTTGGTCCTGCTGAACCAGTATCTCCTTTACCACCCTCGGCTCCGGCTGACCCGGTGTCACCCTTATCTCCTTTACCACCAGCAGAGCCAGCAGCTCCGGTATCACCTTTGTCGCCTTTTCCACCATTTGATCCATTGCTTCCAGCACTACCTGTAGCGCCTTTTGCTCCAGCTGGTCCTGTTCCACCTGCGTCACCAGCATCTCCTTTAGCCCCAGTTGATCCTGTACTACCCTTAGCCCCAGCTGGACCTTGTATTCCTTGTATTCCTTGCGATCCAGTATCACCTTTTGCGCCTTGTGATCCAGTGGAACCTTTATCACCTTTAGCCCCATCGTCTCCGTCAGATCCCGCAGAACCTGTGCTACCTTTTGGACCAACGCCTCCTGTTGCACCAGCGTCTCCCTTAGGTCCTTGTGACCCGGTACTTCCTGTATTACCTTGTATTCCTTGGTCTCCTTTAGTTCCTGTAGAACCTGTAGAACCTCGAGGACCTCTATCTCCATCACTACCCTCATCACCCTCTTCACCTTGGATGCCCTGTATTCCTTGGTCACCCTTAGCACCATTTGAACCTCCAGATCCAGTATTACCCTTAAGTCCTTGAGGACCGGCTGCTCCTGCACTACCTGCTGCTCCAGTATTACCTTTTAATCCATTAGATCCATTAGAACCTGCTGAACCTGTATCACCTTTGTTACCTTTGCCACCAGTAGAACCAGTATCACCTTTTGCACCAGTACCTCCTCTTGAAGCAGCTGAAGATGAATCACTACCAAAAGCGTCTTTTATAAACGCGTGTAATTCTTCTACGTCAGCTCTAACATCTTCTAA